CGTTAAGTTCATCCATCGCCTTAGCGATAGCCTGATTCTTGGGTAAGGTCGTATCGAGAGTGATACCAAACTCCTTGAAAGCCTTAGCATTGCCCATTGTGGCTTTTTCAAGGGTGCCAGCGGCAGTTGCTAAATCTTCATGCTTGTAACGGGCAAGGTCAGCCGCCATCGACATCAACTTAGTCGATTCGGTAACAGATCCGGTTGCAGTTATGAGTTTATTGTAAGCATTTTCTGATTCTGCGGTACTAAACCCGAGCGCGCTCATTTTCTCGGTAGTGGCTTGGATCTCGGTACGATTCGCGGCGGTATTCACTTTCGCGTTATTCATCGAGGTCGAAAGAGATTCAGTAGCGACTTGGGTATCTTGAACTGCTTGAATAGCAGAATGCAAGCCTTGAGTTAAAAGCGAAAGACCCTCAGTCATCACATTGCCAGCAAATACCCCAAGCATCGTTGTTTTGAGAGATGAAAACTTGGACTCTTGATCCTTAGCAGTATCGCCGATCTTATTAAGACCAGCAGTTGCCTCTTGAACTGCGGCAGTCAGGTTAGAAAGTTGTACGAGGATCTCTACATTTAATGGTGGGATGTCACCTGCCACGGCTATGCTCCCATCGCTTTAGAAACTTCGTCACGAATATATTGAGAAGCCCGACCGGAAGTTATCAAGTAATCCCGCGCTGGCATCATGTACGGATATTTTNCCCCACTCGACCATCTTGGCGAGCCTAGTTCAACCGCTCTGGCGTATTCAGCACCGGAAGTCGCACTCGCTACATAAGTTCCAAACCCTTGCTGGCGAGGTGGCAATCCTTGAATGTTTCTAAAAAGGTTTCCGGTCGCATAGTTTGGACCTTCGCCACTTCTCGGACCAATGTGAGGGTTGTAACGAAGTCTGTTATTTTTTTGTACCGGAGGATTTTTAACTGCGCTTGCAAGAATTTGAGCGCGAGCGACAAGATCACGAACAATGAGGCGGGNCGCATTAAACCCTGCAACATCCATACGCCCCTGCCAAGCATCTAGAGCGGCAAAGACTTCATTTCGATTGTCGCTCAACGCTTCTCCATCTTCTCGATTTTCACTTCTTCGACTGCATTTGCAATCGCTAAAAGCCAATCCGCCTTTGTCGCGGGCAAGTTATCAACCTGCTCGGGAGTCCAGCCAAACCGATCAGCGAACTTGAAATAAAACCACTCCGTTGTGGGATATTCCAAGCCCTCTGATTTCTGAAAACCGCGAAGTAAATCCTTTAAGCGTTCGAGTTTTCGGTAGTTGCTTTTGGGTCGCTTGCGTTCTCCACACTATCGCTAATGTCGGGGAACAGTTCCTTCGTAAGCGTATCTGTTTCCTTCATCAAAGCGGTGTAATCAGGGATTGAAAGTTCTTCGATCGAGTCAATCTTGACTGAAGGAATGAGCAGATCGAGTGACCAATCTTCGATGATCGCGGCGAGTAGCGCATTACCGATGGCAATACCCTTTTGTGCCTGACTGCCTTCATCTCCGGCAATCATAATTCGGTTACGATCTTTGACTTTTAATTCAGACGCATCTTTGAGAGTTACAGTTGCTCCTGAAGGTAGTGAAATCTTGCGTGACATTTTGCCCCCTTGTTGTTTGCCTTCGAGGTTATGCTATCAAAAATCTAGGCAGTAGGGGCGCGGGATCCACGAAGGCGGGCGAATCGACCTGCCACCCCTACTGCGTTCTAGTTTATGCGACTGAAGTAGTAACGGCGTTCTTGATAACCCACTTGATCGGTGAGTAGCCAACTGTGCCAGCATCAGTCAAGTTGCCTTGCGCATTGAAATCAACTACAACTTCGACGAAATCCTTTGAGCGTTCAATAACTGCGAGTGTGTACGCACCCTTAGTCATTGTTGCTTGGATCGAGGTCTGAGTCGCACCCGTTCCTGTTGTCCAGTTAAAGACGAGAGCAGGTTGGGNGTTTGTAAGGTAGTTGGTAAGTTGAGTATCGTTTTCCATCAAGAAAGTTGCTTTGCCAGTAACTTCCAACGCACCTAGAAATACCTGATACGGAGTCTGCACATTTGAGATTCCATAGATAGGTGTAACTGGGCGTTTCATGTCAATGTTGCCCATTGTGTTGTTAGAGATTTGAGTTCCAGCAACGCTTACTGTTCCGTACCAAACTGCGGTTGGAACTACAGTCGAGAACGAAGGAGTTGGGGTCGTAGCAGTAGCAGACATCCAGCCTGTTGATTTAGCATCGTACTCAAGAAGTCCGTCAGCACTCCACTTAAGAGAGAAGTCTGAGAACTGATGACCTGTCCAAGTACGCACATTCGCGCCATAGAAATCGAGGATTGTATAAGCGGAAGGCTGAGCATCAGCGGCTGTGGTTGCTGAGTTTTTTAGAGCAAGAGTGTGGACATATGGTGCTGAGCCAGTCACTACATCTTCGCCAAGCACTCCAGCGAGCGGATAGATTACTGTGTCAGCGAATACTGCTCCACCAAAGTCGAAAGTTGAGTGAATGCGACCCTGAATGTATTGGTAATTTTTAACAATCGATCCACGCAAGCCCTCGTCATATAGAGGTGTGTAGATATCCTGCGGCTTGACAGATGAAGCGATTACTGGGATGTAGGCGGTTGGAGTTGTTACTGCCGTTCCCTTAGTGGTTTCTTTGGCGATTCCAATATAACTGCGGGCTGTATTTTGGACTGACATTTACTCACGCTCCTTGCGTTGTATCAGCATCGGCTGATGGTGTAGTTGCTGGTGTTGTTTTCTTTGGTGCANAAGCGAGAGCGATATCGGCTGAGATAATTTCATCAACAGAGTCGAAAGTATCGCCGGGCTTAACAGTCAGTCCGAGAGTAGGAAACTCACGAACTTCGTCCCCGTTATATTGGTATGTTGCCATTGTTCTCCCTAAGCCTGAATCATTTGTGTAACATCGAATTGAATCTCTGCGAAAGTTTCCGTTGCCCCATTGTCCGAGGTTGTGGGTTCTCCGTAAATGCAGTTGATAACAGGTTCCGCTCCTTGCCAGACATTCACTTGAGTGGAATCACCGAAGTTGTGACTAGCGCGTAGCGTATTTTTGATGTTGTCGATAAGTGTATCAAAATCCGACATCGCATCCTCGGCATTATTTTGCAAAGAGTGATGGAAGATCTGCAATACGACCTGAAAATCAACACGCTTCCAACCATTAGTTGCGCCACCGATAGCCAAACGAGTTTCGCGTTCGCCAGCGATAAAGATTACGGCTGCGGCACGGCTCATCTGCCCCGGCTGAGCATTTACCTGATAGTTAATGCGTTTTGGGAACGAAGTAAATACCTGATTGAGCGATCCAATATTCGCGCCAGTAAGGTACGAGTAAAGCGTAGAGCGTAATTGAACGCGACCGACATTTGCCATCAGCGCATACGCCTAAACGGAGCGAGTAATTCTTTAGCGAGCGCAATATCTGAGCCGATAATATCCTGCACACTCGGACCACTAGATGCGCGGGTTGTAACTGCCATCGTTAGAGAATTATCGCCACGAACTTTAAGGAACTCAGTCGTTGCCAAGATAGCCGCTTCCTTAACTGCTTGTGGCATATTTCCTACGGCTACGCCAGACGAGTGCGTGTATTTAAGCGTGCCTGTAATCGCAACCGTGCTTGATCCATAGGTATATGAAGGCGATACCACGACCTGCTCGGTATATTGACCATCGTAAATCGTGACAACAGTTCCGGCAGTTAAACCGATTGGGTCGATCATCGTGAACGAGGATTGTCCAGCAGTAGCAGTCGAGATCAGCCCGTTACAGTATCCGGCGCAATAGTTGTACGAAGCGTAAATACGGGATCGGACTGTCGGTGGAAAGCCGAAAGACAACGGACCCTGCGAAGAGTAAGAAAGACCGATCTGGCTCATTGGGTAGATGATCTGGGATTTCTCGAACCAAACTGACTGCAAAGCCCCATCGGTTACCGGCACCATGTTGGTCGGGGTCGCTCCATAAGAGAGGGAGTTAAGTGCCACGACATTGTTATAGTCAGGCGAGATGACCATGAAGCCCTCTTGCGTGATACGGGTACGAGATTGTTCTAAAAAGTTCTGAGCGATCAAAGGCTGATTGACATAAATGTCGATCCAAGATGAAGCGCGTTGGATTACGGAAGCCAGTTCCGCATCTTGCTGAGCAGAGGTTCCACCAGTAACGAGGTTGTTGTAATCAATCGCAGTCGGAGCGTTCTTATATTCAGCAATCGTTAAATACGAACCCGACTGAAACTGCGTTATTGGTGAAACCGCTGAAGTCATTTTTTAATCTCCGTCTGTCTTAGGTGAAGCCATGTCGTGACCGCAACGCGAACACAACTTGAACCACGATCCGAAGCCACAGTTTTCGCAATTATACCCGCGATCATTGTCGCCCGTTGTGTGTAACGCTAAGTTGCCTTCTGTGAAACCTTCCGCCTTGAGTGCTGCAATATCTTTTGGGTTATCAGTTCGGTACATTCCATCACGCCCTGCGCGTAGAACTTTCTTACCAGATTGTCGGTTAATCTCGACCTCTTTAGCGAAGCCGTCTCTTGGAACTAATCGTGCCATCTTTGCCCCCTTAATTTATAGAACAGGGAGAGAGCCGTAAGNCCCTCTCCCTGCCGATTTGCCGGTCGTACTATGCTGCTGTGATACCTGAAACGACACCGTTCCAAGCAGGTGCGGAACAGAAGAATGTGCCGCGGAAATATGTGCTGAACTCGTACGCGAACTGTGTGACAGGCCACTGTATGCCCATGTAATCCTGCACGAGGTAGTTAGCCCAGACATCAGAAACCTCTGTGTCAGGGATTGGAAGTGTGTAGGAAAGAACAGGTGCGACACCCTGTGGAAGCCATGGGTGAACGGTGATGTCTAGTGACTTGCCTGTTGTTTCGTTCACGATTCCATTAACGACTGAACCGAATGTGACTCCGGTTGCTTCGTCTTGTGAAATCTGGAGACGGTAGTTAGCGTTTGCTGAACCCTTGATTGCATCAGAGAGTTGCTTACGATCTGAACCGTTNATCAAAATCTCGTCTGGGTCAGCCTTTACTGAGTTGTAAAGGTTAGCGAATACAGTTTGGAACTCAGTTCCGGGATTTGTGTTCGAGAATACAGAGTTGATGTTGTTGTTATATCCGCTGTTTGGACCGAGAACTGTTGGAAGGATTCCGTCATATCCTGTTGCGTAAGCAGATGTATCTGAAGCGGCGCGTGTTGCAAGCGCTCCTGAAGTTTTTAGAGCGGCTTGGTTGCCTGTGTTTGATGTACCTGCTCCACCGAGGGNGAATACGGTACCTGTTGTGCGACCCTGATAGTAAGCGTTAGCCGCACCTGTGGTTGTTCCAACATAAACATTGTAAGCAATAGCGCCGACAACTGGGGCAATCGTTACAGTCAAAGCCTGTGAAGAGGTTGCCTGTGAAACGACTGTTGTGGTTACTGACTCACCGAAACCAGTTGATGAGATACCTGCATCGGCAGTGACATAAACATAGTATGTCGCGTTAGCGAGAGCAGTAACTGAACCTGTTGGTGAAACTGCGGCAACAGTTGGTGTTGAAGGAGCAGAAAGCGCACCTGAATAACCTGATGCAGTTCCGCGAGCCATAAGCATCATGCGTTCTTCCATCAACATTGTTGCGTAGAGAGTAGATGTGCTTGAGAGTTGGCGAAGATCCTGATAACCAAGACCAGAGAAGTTAGCGTCGAATGAAACGCTATCTGATAGTGAGTAAGAGTTGTAAGGAAGAATGATGTCATCGGCTGTGTACGAAATCTTTGAACCACGCTCGAAGTTGATTNAACCGAAAGCAGTAGTTGTAGATTCTGAAACGCCCGGCCAGATTTNACCTTGACCACCGGTGCCTGTACCTGTGTAACCAGTGATGCGCTTGATGCGGTGGCTTGTGCCTACACCCTTCTTACGAGGGATGCGGTTACGAAGTGGTGTTGGGCGAGGTGTAAGCAACTTCGCTGGTGCTTCGAGATCGAAGGCGGCGAAAGATGTGCTGAGTGGTGATGTGAGCGAGATATCCTTTTGGATTTCTTGAGATGCAATGCGCTGTGAAGCGATCGCGTTGTTCAAGCCAGCAAGAGCATCAGGAGCAAGTGACTTAGTAGCCGCTAGTGCTTCGAGAGCGCGTGTTGGATCTTGTGTTGGTGTTAAACCATTTGTGTTAGGTAGTGAAAAGGACTTGTTCAGTTCTCCCTGAAACTCGTCCATACGCTTCGCGGCTTTCTTTGGTGAATCAACATCACCGAAGAGATCGGAAGCCTTAGGTGCTTGTAGCGCCATTAGGTTATTTCCTTTCGAGTGGGTTTATTCTGCTTGAGGTTGTCCGGCTTTAGANAGGTATTCCTTCTCTAATTGCTTGTAACCTTTAGCAAGAATTGGGTCTGAAGTCGCTGATGCCTTGAGGCGATATTCAGCGGCTTTGATTAGTAGTTCATTTGAGCCATCAACCTTGACACGACCAGCCCTCTTTGGACCACCCGATGCTGCGGCTGACTTTGCAATTACGAGTTCTGACTCAAGAGCCACCGACTTATCTTCAGCGGCCTTGATTGCCGCCTTGTAAGATTCGATCTCAGCCTTGACTGTTTCAGACGCACTCTTTACTGCTTTCTCAACGACCGAAGTTACAAACTTCTCGCCGAGAATATCTTTGATTTCTTCCTCGAGTTTTTCCTCGATCTTTTCTACTTCTTCCTTGATTTCCTCAACGACAGTTTCGTCCTTGACTTCATCAACGGGAGCGACTTCCTCAGCATCGGCAGACTTAACGGATCCGCCCATTTGCTCTGGAGTCATGATCTGAGCAGTAGATACATTTGACACGGTAGCGATACCGCCGTTATTGCCAGCGATTCGAACCTGAGTCTTGCCGTGGTTATCTCCGACCTGACCGCATCCACATTCGAGGCATTTACCAACGAACTTGACTGACTTCATAGATCCGCACTTGCACATCTTGGAGCCGCAACCTTTATCGGTTGAATCATCTTGGCAATCATCGCAATCGCAGTCGCAATCGTTATCGGCATCAGCAGACAGTTCGAGCATTGAAGCATCGGTAGCGAGAGCCTCGCCTTCCTCAACTTCTCCATCCTTAAAATTAAATAGGTGCTTGAGAGCAGATAGAAGCGTGTCGATGTCATCGCGCTCATCTGAATCTGTATCAGCCATTTCAGTTGCTTCGGCAATAATGAGTTGTGCTAGAGCCTTGCGAGCGGCATCGTATGAAGCCTGATCGAACTTAGCGGAATCTGCGTGGAGTTCCTTGATTACTTCTGCGAGCATAGACTTTTCCTTTGTTTCGGTTGGTTGTTCGATCTCGACGAGTTCCTCAACTTGTACGAGGTTCGCTTCGCCTTCGACTGACTTGGCGAGCATAAGTTTTGCATTTGGGTTAGCAGGGCGATCGACGAGAGAAACTTCAACGATCTGTCCGTCAATGATTCGACC